AAAGCAGAGGCAGAATTAAATACAGCCGTTGCCCCAATGAGACAAAACAAAACACAATACGGTAACGAATCAAATTACACTTTACAAGGTGGTAAAGATTACAGAGAAACAATTTTTTATTTAGATGAGCCTATTAGATCAAACACTAGCTTACTCAAAGAGCCAGGACACTTTTCTAGTACTGGTATAAAAAATCAAATTTATCATGTTAGGTATGACACAAGATTTACTCCTGATGGTAAAAAAGTATTTATGATTAACGAAATACAATCAGATGTAAATCAATCTGTTGCGAAAAGTTTAAGTAAAGCAAAACAGTTAAGTGGAGAAAGTAGAATTAATCCTTTCCAAGCAGACATAGAATTAAATTTATTAGCACAGAATAGATCGAAGTTAATGAAAGATATAGATGATGCTATTAAAAAAAGACAGCCTAACAAAGCACAAGCCCTTATGAATGATGCAAGGGATATACAAATAAAAATGAATAATGTTTTTAGAAAACGAGATCAATACGGTTCGCAACAATATGATTATTTTCCTTTAGTAGAGGCAGATGCATATGGCGATCATGCATTAAAATATCTTATGCAAAAAGCTGCAAGAGAGGGAGTTGATTATGTAGCCGTTGCCCCATTTAATAAATTAAGTTTTAGACAAGGGTATAAAAAAGGTAATGAAAGATTTTATGGTTATGCAACTGGTAAAGGCATAGATAGAAAAGGTAAAGCTGTAATGCCAGAACTCATGAAACGTTCAGCAAGGTTTTATAATACATCTGCAGGACCCACAAAAATATCTCTTTCAGATCCAAAATTACCATACAAAAAAATTAGAAAAGACGAGTTTAAATATCCAGGTGAAAAAGGTAAAAAAATTACTAGTGAATATCATGAAGAAGCTGTTGATGAGGCTACAGCAAAAGCAGCAGACTTTAGCACTAGATTAATACCAGAGGGTGACCCAAGGTTGTATTTTGATGCGTTTGCTATTAAAGTAACCCCAATGATGAGAAGCACTCAAAAAACATATAAGGCTCTCGGAGGACTTGTAGTAGATATGTTTAAACCAATAAGGTACAATTAAATATGGCTATTGAGAAAAACGAAGAAATAATCGAAGATACAAAAGTTACAGAAGAAGTCCAAGAGCAACCTGATGGATTACCAGTTGATGTAACTGTTGAAGGTGAAGAAGAGGTCATTGAAGAAAGACCTCAAGATGATTTTAATGCTAACCTAGCTGAAGCGATGGATGCACGTACTCTGAAAGACATGGGTATGGAGCTTATTCAGGAATATAAAAAAGATAAAGCTTCAAGAAAAGAATGGGAAGATGCATATATTAAAGGTTTAGATTTATTAGGAACAAAGTATCAAGAGGTTACAAAACCTTTTAAAGGTGCTAGTGGTGTTACACACCCGTTACTAGCTGAGTCTGTTACACAATTCCAAGCACAAGCTTATAAAGAATTAATCCCATCTGATGGCCCAGTAAGAACTCAAGTCGTTGGATTACAAACTCCACAAGTAGAACAACAGGCTGATCGTGTAAAAGAGTATATGAATTTTTTACTTATGGAAGAAATGGAAGAGTATACGACTGATATGGATCAAATGTTATTCTACTTACCATTATCAGGAAGCACATTTAAAAAAGTTTATTACGATGCTATGCTAAACAGACCAGTATCTAAATTTATACCTGCTGAAGATTTAGTTGTTCCTTATTATGCATCTGATTTAAAAGATTGTGAAAGAATTACTCATGTATTTAAAATGACAGCTAATGAAGTAAATAAAAAAATGGCAGCAGGTTTTTACAGAGACATAGAACTGATAGACTCAAGCACTGAACCAGACCAAGTTAGAAAAAAATTAGATGAGCTTGAAGGTGTAAAGGGCACAGGTCCAGATTATTTACATACAATATTAGAAATGCATGTAGATTTAAATTTAGAAGACTATGAAGAATTTGATGACAAAGCAAAAAAAATAAAAATTCCTTACATAGTAACTATTGATGAAGGGTCAGGAGAAGTTTTATCTATTTATAGAAACTATAAACCTAACGATATTGCATATACAAGAATAGAATATTTTGTTCATTACAAATTTTTACCGGGACTAGGCTTTTATGGTTTTGGTTTAACACACATGATTGGTGGTTTAAGTAGAGCAGCAACACAATCACTTAGACAATTGATTGATGCAGGTACTTTAAAAAATTTACCAGCAGGATTTAAGTCTAGAGGTATAAGAGTTAGAGATGATGACCAACCAATACAACCTGGAGAGTTTAGAGATGTCGATGCACCAGGCGGTAACATAAGAGATCAGTTTTTTAATTTACCATTTACTGAACCATCAACCACATTATTCCAATTATTGGGCTTTGTAGTACAAGCAGGACAAAAATTTGCAGCGATTACAGACTCAAACATAGGTAATGATGTTCAAAATAGAGCAGTAGGAACTACAATTGCTCTTATGGAAAGAGGTTCTCGTGTAATGAGTGGTGTTCACAAGCGTTGTTACTACGCAATGAGGCTAGAATTTAAAATTTTAGCAAAAATTTGCGCAGATTCACTGCCACCAGAGTATCCATATGATGTTTATGGTGGCCCAAGACAAATTAAACAGTCAGATTTTGATGAAAGAGTCGATATTTTACCTGTTGCAGACCCAAATATTATGTCTATGGCTCAAAGAGTTACACTTGCACAGACACAATTACAAATTGCTAGTTCAAATCCACAAATTCATAACATTCATGAAGCCTACAGAAGGGTTTACGAAGCGTTAGGCACAAAACAAATTGAAGGATTACTAAAACCTGCACCAAAACAACCAGAACCACTTGATCCTGCTAAAGAAAATGCAAGAGCATTACAAATGCAGTTGCTAACTGCGTTTGAATTCCAAGATCATGACGCTCACATAGCTGCACACATGGCATTTATGGCTTCAAGAATGGTTCAGATCAACCCACAGGTATATGCTTTGATGCAATCACACATATCCGATCATATTTCATTTAAAGCTAAGGCAGAAGTTAGAGCTATGATGGCACAAGACCCACAAATGCAGCAAATGGCACAACAAGATCCAGAACAAGCTGAAATAATGTTTGAATCTGAAGTTGCAAAAGTTGCTGCAAGAATCACACAAGAGTTAGTACAGACTGAAATGCAAACAAATGCTGCTAAACAAGATCCACTTGTAAGAATTAAGCAACAAGAGGTTGATTTAAAAGCTATGGACATGCAAAGAAAAGCAGAAGAGGTACAATTTAAACAATTACAAGAAAATCAAAGATCTGCTGATAGACTAGCATTTGATTACGATAGACTTGCAACACAAGATCAACAATCTAATGAAAGATTAGAAATAGCGAGACAAAAACTTGAAAAAAAATAAAGATCCAAAAATAGGAACAGGTAAAAAACCAAAAGGCTCAGGAAGGAGATTATATACTGATGAAAACCCAAGAGACACTGTACGTATTAAATTCGCAACACCTTCAGATGCAAGGAAAACGGTATCTAAAGTCAAGCGAATTAATAAACCTTTTGCTCGAAAGATACAAATCTTAACTGTTGGTGAACAACGGGCTAAAGTTATGGGCAAAACACAAGTAGCATCAATTTTTAAAGCAGGAAAAAATGCAATCAGGCAAACAAAATCGTAAAAGATTAAGTGGTGGTGTCAAATCAGGACCACCTCCTAAATCAGGGCCTAACCCACAAGGTATAAAAATTAAAAATGCCAAAAAATTGTTACGAAAATTTGTCAAAAAAAAATAAAATTATCTGGTTATCAGGATTATTTGATGGCGAAGGTAGTTTTGGTCTTTGGTCTAAAGGCACAGGAAGAAAAAGAATTTTTGCAGCCACAATTGAGATGGGAGACGAAGATATAATACAAAGATTTAAAGATATGTTTGGTGGGGCCAAATTTAAGACAAAAAAGAAAGATATGAGATTTAAACAAATGTGGCGATGGAGAGCACAAGGAGAAAGGGCTTACCATTGTGTTGATAAGATGATAGAATATATGAGTTTAAGAAGACAGGAGAAATATTATGTGGTTAAAAGCGATATCATTAGCAATTAACACTGGAAGTAAAATTTACGCTAATAAACAAAAAACTAAAATGGCAATGTCAGAGGCACAACTCTTACATGCTGATCGTATGGCCCGAGGTGAGGAAGCTTATCAGGGTAAATTGCTAGAAGCCCGACAATCAGACTGGAAGGACGAGGCAGTTTTGATAATTCTCAGTTTGCCCGTTTTGGTTTTGGCCTACGCAGTTATATCAGACGACCCGACTGCTATGGATAAAGTAAAATTGTTCTTCGAGATGTTCTCACAGCTCCCGTCATGGTTCACAAACTTGTGGATCTTGGTTGTAGCTTCGATATATGGTATAAAGGGTACACAAATTTTTAGGAACGGAGGAAAAAAATAGATGACTAAATTATGTCCAAGAGGTAAAGCTGCAGCGAAAAGAAAATTCAAGGTATATCCGTCAGCATACGCTAACGCATATGCGAGTAAAATTTGTGCAGGTAAAATTAAAGATCCATCTGGTGTAAAGAGAAAAGATTTTAAAGGACCAAAACCAGCAGGTGCCAAAAAAGGTGCAATGATGATTATCATTGGTGTTGGCAAAAAGAAAAAAGTCGATAAGAAAATGGGTGGTGGTATGATGAAGAGATACAATACAGGTGGCGATGCTAATACTATGATTAAAAAAAGTGGTATTAAAGATCCAAAAGTTATGATGACTGCACATTCAATGAAAGACAAAGACAGACTTACTCAACGTGATATTGAAAAAGCAAAAGAATTGGTTAAAAGTCAAAGTCCAAGACAAAAAGCTTCAAATGTCTCAAAAAGAATAATGGCTGCTATAAAAGGAGCAAAAGACTTTCGTTCTGCGTATAATAGAGATGCAGCAAAAGTTCAAAAGAGAATGGGTGGTGGTTTAGCTGCTGCTACAGAAAAATTAAAAGCTAAAGGTTTAAACAAAGGTGGTGATGCAAAAATTAAAAAAGTAATTACAGGTTTAAACAAAGCATCAGCTCTACATAAAGGACAAGCAAAATCTTTACAAAGTATTGTAAAAAAATCTAAAGGCGGTGGTGCTGATATGGGTAAACACAGTCTTTCAAGAAGAGATGTTAGAATGTTAGGTAAAAAAGGCACGGGAAAATTAATGGAAAGAAGAGAAAAATTATCTAAAAAAATGGGTGGTGGTATGATGAATAAAGGTGGTGGTGCTGATTACATGAACACTGTTAAAGCTAGAAAAAGAGGAAACCCTGGAATTACTGGAACA